ATCACTTATCAAATCCTTTACAGAGTAACGAACTCCACCTCTAGAGTCTTCCCAAATACATCCTATAATGCTGTCAGGAGTTACTGCACTATCACAATTAACTTGAGTGTACGTATTTGCAATAATAGGCTTAGCTGTAATGATAGGAGAAGCAGTTAATCCTTTTAATTGAAATTGGTCTAAAGCTTCAGAATAAGAATAAAGTGAATTGTTTGTTAATACTCCTACTTCATTTAAGAAAACGTAACTTGCCGTTATATTAGATGGTGTAGTTGTTTTACCAATAATCTGCAAACCTTCACGTTTAATTAATTCAGGGTATTGATACATAACAAAGTTATCTAAAGTAGAATAAGTCCCTATTGGAGCAAGTTTAGGGTCTAGCTTAGTTTGTAGTCCATTAAACGGAAGATTTATTACTTTTTTATCTAGTGCCATTATAATATTGGTACCTTAAATGATATGCTGTAAATTGTATTTAAAAGTGTAAATACGCTATTCGCGGGAACGGCTCCTATTAAAGATTCAATTGTTTGAGTATAATGACCGGATAGTCCAATTCGGTTAGGTATTCCGGTATTATAAGTGCAAACATTTCCACAGCCACCTAATGAATTAATACATGCATATGTTCCAACAATAATTGAAGAACCTGCGGCATCGAAAGAATAATCAATACTAAACCCACTTGGAATGTCAAAAGTAGCGGGGGTACTAGTAGCAGAAGTAACAGTGCATACTATACTTACATGTAAAAATCCGCCAAATACTTTATAACGCCCTTGATTAATATCTAAAGTTGTAAATCCATTTGCTGTTGGTGTGTAAGATTTCCAAGAACCTTCTCTACTTATTGTTCCAGAACTAACTTCAGTCGCGGGAGCTATTTCAGCTAATCCAACAGAAGAATATTTAGCAACTCTCCAAAGGTATCCTGTTAAACCTGTAGCCCATCCATTTCCAACAGCGCCATAAGTAGCTCCAGAAGGATATGAATAAGTACCAAAAGTAATATCTAAATCAGTTGCGTTTATAAAAGTAGATGTAATACCAATACCGTACTGTACAGAGTTTTGAATTAGCAATGAAGATATTTTAGAAGCCGAATCCGTGGCACTTACAGGCAGCCATGACCCAGTATTATTTTTTATTTCAACCTGAATTCTATCTGTTGGTTGTATTGGGTTTTGAAATCTGATTCTTTTATTTCGAGGTGCAGTTAATGCAGTGACACCAATAACACCAGCAGTACCGTTAGCCCCGTACCCAAAAGATGTAGTATCTGCTGAATCAGTTGAACTTGTGTTATATACGTACTCAATTTGAGGAGAGCTCAATAAAGTAACTGAAGTACCAAAAGTAGAAATAGGTACAGTAGCTCTAGCAGATATAAATCCACCGGTGGCGCATATTGTATTAGCATTTGCTGGAGTCATAGCCACAGCACCAGTTGATAAACCTCCAAAATACAAAACGGATGTAGAAGCTAATGCATTAACCACCACATGACCTGTACTTGCAGTCTGATTGTCACCGTAAGCACCTACTGTAATACCAGGGTCTGATATTAAAGTTGAAGCGGTTATTTTTCCTGTATCTATATTTAACAATGGAGGAAGTGACACAGAAGCTACAGAAGCAGATGTTGTACCAGCTAGACAAGATACTCGAATATCGATACTGTCTCCGTTTCTCCTGTAATATCCTTTAGGTACTGTTACTGAACCAAAACCAGCTGAAAATGTAGGTGTATAAGGAGTCCAAGGTCCAATAGCATTTGTGTCAACTGAGAATTGCGGCCCTACAAACAAACTATCAACATACATTGTAAGTAAGTTGGTAGAAGTGCTTGTCCAACGTAAGGAATACATATCTGTTGTAGTTGCTGAATGACTAAAAGCGCATTTAAATGTGTAATAACTTACTGGAAGATTACTTATTGAAGGTAAAATTGTTTCTTGATAAGTACCGCTTGAATTATACCTAATTACAGAAAGTGTCCAATCTCCAGCAACAGCATATGAATCTGGTTCGTACAGATCAAAAGAAATGTAAAGTTGATTTGTATTCACATCCACAGGGTCTAATGTAAACAAAGGAGATTCAATGAAATTACCAGAAGTAGAAGCATTTACCATTTTGGCAGATAAAACAGATCTTATTTTATTTGTGCTATCTTGGCTTAAAAGAGAAGTGGTACTTGAACCCCATACAGTTTGACTGCTTGTTCTATTTCCAGTTGCCGTTAAATTTGTAACCATTCCTATAGAAGGGTCTAGGTTAAAATCAAAATATGATTGAAGGTAATTTCTACCCCCACTACCACTTCCACCTGAACCAATTGGGACATCTAAACCAGTATCGCTAACATAATGTGGGACTTTATCTACACTACTGACGTACAGACGAGTTTTTCCAGTAGTAGGGGTAGAAGGTGCTGTTGTATTTGTAAACTCTTCGTAATCAGTTACTGATGGACCTGTGAGAGTTTTATTAGAAAGAGTTTGAGGGGACACGTCGTTAATTAATATAGAAGAAGCATCAGGTACAGTATACACTCTAGTTTGACCTGGAGTAATTGCAGAAGCATCAAATTGCATCTGCCTTGTTGTATCCCCAAAATATTGAAGAGTAAAAGTACTATCTTTGAGAGTTAAAGTATTGATAGCAAATGCAACATCTATTTGACCGGCATCTGTTATTTGAACATCATTTCCAGCTGCATCAATATAATGTAACTCTCCCTCTTCAGCGTACAAACAAGTCCTATCATTTACACCTGTTAGAAAGCTTGAATTGTTGTATAGTCTAGTAGACCTAAGATTAGTAGCATTGTTCTGATTGAATGATAAATCATTTGTAATATTCATCCCTGATGGGGTAATTTTTACACCGTTTCCTGTACTATGATCGTGCGAATCAATAACACTGTATGCAACGTTTAATAAACTTGCCCAGGTTGGACCAGAAGTTACATTCACATCTGGAAGAATCAAGTTCATATTCGGAGTTGTAGCCATTTAGTCACCTTAAAAAAATAGAATAGAAGCAATACAGTCTAAATTTGATTTTAAAATTATATGAACACTAGGTGCAATATTGTTAGTATTACTTTTATAAATAATAGCTGGAGCATTTAAATTTACTACAATAAACCCTACAACAGGTGAAGCTTGTTTATGATTTATTACTGTGTCTACTCCCGAAACAAATTTAATATCTTTAACAATAGAAGGATCGTCTAATAATGGATTATTTTGTAACGATGCAAATACTCTGGCTACGTTGTCGTCGATTGCTCTCGTGACAGGATCACTTGTATTAACCGAGTAATAATTTTCCAAACAAATCTCCTTTAGTAATTATACCCAACAAAAGGAAAAAAATTACTTTGGTTTATTCGATTTACATCTATTACGTAAGATGGGTTTCCAGAATCTCTTTCTTTTAAACTATTTTTTAGTTGAAATAAGACTTCTAATCTTTTTGCGTTAATTGCCGAAGTGTCCGATTCTTCTTTTGCAAGCATCATACAAGCAATATAAAGAGACATGTACTCGTCACCACCTATAGGTAGATTTAAAGTAAGTAGTAAACTAGTTAAGATCATAGGTTCTGGTGTATACCACAATTGAAGATTACTTGTTTGGGTAGGGGCAGGTATAAATCGAATGTTGTTACCAACAATCATATACCTGAATGCTTGACCCCACGGTGTTGTTTGGATTATCGCAGAGTTTCGATACCTGTTTCGTTCATTAAACATGAATGGTAGTAATGTTAAAAAATTACCGTTGTTATCTAATAAAAGATCTACACCATCTAATTTATAAAAATCGTAGGGTAGTTGATAAGTGTCTGTTGCTGGTGTAACTACAAGAGGATAACTGATAGTAAAATAATGTTCTTTTGATAAAACAATTTGAGCATACAAATCTTTGTAAGCAATGTTTGCGTATCTTAATATTTCAGAGTTGGGGGTATTGGCTTGATCAATATATCGAGAATTTCTCATATCTGCTAAATCTATTGCAGAATCTACTATTGTTTGCACATTCATTAGCATAATATAAGCTTTCTAATATGTTTCTTTATCAGAATTTGTATTTAAAACCTGTTTTTGATATGCGTACATATGTTTATGAGCTTCAACCGGGTTTTTTTCATGAACTGCTTGAATAAAAGACATCATTGATTCAAACTTTTTACCCATATCAATAGTATTTTGAATTACTTGTCGACCTTCGTCTTTAAACTCAAGGTTCATTTTTTTTCTTGCGTTAGCTTTTGCTAAGAGAGCTCCATCTATTTTCATATAGAATTATTTCCTAGATGTTTAATGTATTTCTCATTGTAACTGAAAACTTTAATTGAGTTCCTGTGTTCAATTCTGCTGCAACAAGAGTAGTAACGCTAGAACTAGTTGGACCATAAAATTGAATGGTTATTGTACCACTTACGCGAATGTCAGTAGCACTTAAAACCCAAGTAGTAAAAGCAGGAGTACCATTAAGTATTGGAGTAACAGTCACACCAAGGAATTCAGCGTATCTATCTATTGTATTATTGTTTGGGTCTCCAAAAGTTATAGTATAATTTCCAATACCATTTCTAACAATTGATCTAATCCCTTGATTTGCTACTCTACCGATCGGGTTTACTGCACCAACCGCACCTACAGTAAATCCACCAAAAAGAGTAACAACTTCTTTTGCTATAGTTTTTTGAAATTGTTGGTATAATCTTTGTGCCATTTCTGTTTATCTTTCTTCGACCTATTTGGTTCGAGGTAAATTAATCAGGCCCACTAATTGTGAGCCTTAGATATTACTATTAAGGAAGTGTAACCACTCCGTTCCAACCAGGAGCGCGACAGCTTAATTGAGCGTAGCTAAAGCAACGAATCAATAAGTTATCTCCGGATGGGTCACGAAGCATAGTCAAACCATCACCGTTAAATATTCTAACAGCTTCACCAAGACTTTTTAGTTTCCAAGTGTTCATTTGTAATAAGAAAGCAAATCCAGCAGGGCAGTTTTGATCAGGAATAACATTCATAGTTCCAGAAGGACCAGATAATAAAAGTGAGTTAAACCCTACAGTTACTTTTGGTTCTTTAACAGCTACGTTTGAATATTGAATGTATTGTTGTTTAGAACCTACAGCTTTAACTAAGTTGGAAAAGTCTAGGTAAGACATAAACACTGTATCAGTTGTACCACCTTCACGAGCAATACGAGCAGCACCAGAGATAAGAGCTTCTTCAATAGATAATGCGGAACCGTCAAAGTTAACACCAGCTAATCTTGTTTTATCTGCTGTACGGTCAACACCAAAGAATGGAGTAGAA